ATGCAAGACCGCACCCACGCGCAAGGCGTCTCCGACGACGCTCGCGCCTTCGATGAGAACCAGCTCGCCCGGCGCTGGGACATCTCCCACCGCACGCTGCAGCAGTGGCGCCGGATGGGGATCGGCCCCGTCTATCTGAAACTCGGCAATCGCGTCAGTTACCGTCGCGAGGACGTCGAGGCCTACGAACGCCAGGCGCTGCGCCGCGGCACCGGCGAACGCGCGTTCGCGTGAGGACGACGATCATGACCGACCTCACCCTCCTGCCGGCGGAACTCGCCGAACTGTCCGTCGCCCAACTGGCGGCGCTCTCCCCTCAACAGAAGATCCTCCTCGCCCAGCAACTGGAGCAGGCGGGCGACTGGCTCAAGCAGGTCAAGGCCCGCTTCGATGCCGCGCTGGAGCAGACCTACGGCGATCGCATCCGCGCCGCGCGCAACGACGGCGGCAAGGACTTCGGCGTCGTCCACGTCGCAGACGGCGATCTGCGCCTGACCGTGGACGTGTCCAAGCGCGTGACCTGGGACCAGGCGCAACTGGCGACGATCGCCAAGCGCATCGATGCCGCGGGCGAGTCCGTCGAGGAATTCATCGACGTGAGCTACAGCATTTCCGAATCGCGCTTCCAGAACTGGCCGTCGACGCTGCGCTCGCAGTTCGAGGCCACGCGCACCGTCAAGCCCGGCAAGCCGACGTATCGGCTGACGCAGGCAGGGGAGGGCTGAGATGACGCTTCCCATCATCGGCGCCGATCAGCGCATGTCCGAGCGCCGCGGCGTGAAGGGCGTGCTGATCGGCAAATCCGGCATCGGCAAGACCTCGCAGTTGTGGACCCTCGACGCAGGCTCGACCCTGTTCCTCGATCTGGAGGCGGGCGACCTCGCGGTCGAGGATTGGGCCGGCGACAGCCTGCGCCCGCGCACTTGGAGCGAGTGCCGCGACCTGGCGGTGTTCATCGGCGGCCCGAACCCGGCGCTGCGCGACGACCAGGCGTACAGCCAGGCGCACTACGCCGCCGCCTGCGCGCGCTACGGCGATCCGGCGCAGTTGGCGAAGTACCACACGTTGTTCGTCGACTCGATCACCGTCGCCGGTCGGCTCTGCCTGCAGTGGAGCAAGGGCCAGCCGCAGGCGTACTCCGACAAGACCGGCAAGCCTGACATGCGCGGCGCCTACGGCCTCATGGGCCAAGAGATGATCGCGTGGCTCACGCACCTGCAGCACACCCGCGGCAAGAGCGTGTGGTTCGTCGGCATCCTCGAGGAGAAGATCGACGACTTCGGCCGCCGCCTGCTGCAACTGCAGATCGACGGCAGCAAGACCGGCCTCGAACTGCCGGGGATCGTCGATGAAGTCGTCACGATGACCGAGATCGCGGCCGACGACGGCACCGCATACCGCGCCTTCGTCTGCCACACCCTCAACCCGTGGGGCTATCCGGCCAAGGACCGCTCCGGCCGGCTCGATCTGATCGAGGAACCGCACCTCGGCCGCCTGATGCAGAAGATCGCCGGCAGCGCGCGCCCCGCGCTCGAACGGCTCGACTTCACGCGCCCCGCGACCACGACCACCACCACTTCGCACGCGCCGGCTGTTGCCGCGCAGGAGACTCCATGACCGTCTGGAACGATTTCAACGACGCCGAACAGCAGCAGACTTTCGACGTCATCCCCAAGGGCACCGTCGCCTGGGTACGGATGACGATCAAACCCGGCGGTTACAACGATCCCTCGCAAGGCTGGACCGGCGGCTGGGCGACGCGCAGCGACGAGACTGGCGCGATCTACCTGGCCTGCGAGTTCGTGGTGCTGGAAGGCCCGTTCGCCAAGCGCAAGCTGTGGTCGAACATCGGCCTGTACAGCCCGAAAGGACCGACCTGGACCGGCATGGGCCGGAGCTTCCTGCGCGCGATGCTCAACTCCGCGCGCAACGTCCGACCGGAGGACAACTCGCCGCAGGCCGCCGCCGCACGGCGCATCCAGGGCTTCCACGAACTGGAGGGCATCGCCTTCGTCGCGAAGATCGACATCGAGCGCGACGGGCGGGGCGATGCGAAAAACATCATCAAACAGGCGGTGGAACCCGGACAGCCGGACTATCCGCCGGGCGCGCCGCCCGCGGCCGGTGCGGCGGCCCGCGTGGCCGCGCCGGCTGCGACGCACGTCGGGCCGGCAGCCCCGACCGGCCGCCCGACGTGGGCGCAGTAAGGCCCGCTCGTGCGGTGCTGGGCCTGCGGCCAACCGGCGCGCGGGTTCGGTCACCTTGACCTGAGACACCCGCCCGCCGATCCACGGCGTTACCCGCACCGCTGGGCCTTCTGCTCGCGCCGCTGCCAGGACGCCTTCCACCAACTCTACGACACCCGCCGCCGGCACGAGCCGGCGGCGCTGGAGGAGCTTGTTCCCGTGACTCTGCCCCTGTCCCCCGATGCCCAGCGCGCCTGCCTGCTCGCGCTCGGCAATGCCGCCGACGCGGTTGGCTTCGCCGTGCCGCTGGCGCAGTACTCGCAGCGGCAGGCGCTGCACGTCATCGATGCGGTGATCCACGCCTACGAACGCCAGCAGCACCAGCAGTCCCGCGCGCTGCGCGGACTGCCGCCGCTGGACGATTTCGAAGATTCCGAAATTCCCTTCTGAGGCCGAACGATGCTGGATTTCAACTCATCGTCGACCGAGTCCGGACGCCTCGAAGCGTTGATCGACATCGGCCTGCAGCAGGCGCGCGCGGCCGAGCCCCGGCGCACTTATCTCGGTGCATCGCGGCTGGGTGTGGCCTGTTCGCGTGCGCTGCAGTACGAGTATGCCGACGCGCCGGTCGATCCCGGCCGTGACACCGACGGCCGCATGCTGCGGATCTTCGAGCGCGGTCACGTGCTCGAGGAGAGCATGGTCGCCTGGCTGCGCGGCGCCGGTTTCGATCTGCGCACGCGCCAGGACGACGGCACGCAGTTCGGCTTCTCCGCGCTCGATGGGCGGCTCAAGGGGCACGTCGACGGCGTTTTCGTCGGCGGCCCCGAGGGCTACGACTACCCGGCGCTCTGGGAGTGCAAATTCCTCGGCGCGAAGGCCTGGCGCGAACTGGAAAAGAACAAGCTCGCCGTCGCGAAGCCGGTGTATGCCGCGCAGGTCGCGATGTATCAGGCCTATCTCGACCTTCACGCGAATCCCGCGCTGTTCACCGCGATCAACGCCGACACGATGGAGGTTTACGCCGAGCGCGTGCCCTTCGACGGCCAGCTCGCGCAGCGGATGTCCGATCGCGCGGTGCAGATCGTGCTCGCCACGGATGCCGGCGAGCTGCTGCCGCGCGGCTTCTCCGATCCCACCCACTTCGAGTGCCGGTTCTGCGCCTGGCAGGACCGCTGCTGGAGATCCGCATGACCCCCGATGTCCTACCCGATTGCAACGCGCCGATGGTCGCCGCGCGCACCGCGCACCAGGCGCTGCGCATTCCGATGCAGTGGCTCAACAACAAGGTCGAGCGCAGCGCGCGCGGCGTGCCGCACTATCGCATCGGCCATCTGGTCCGGTTCCGGCTCAGCGAACTGGAGCAGTGGCGCGATCGCCACGCGGCCGTGATCGCACCGCGACTGGAACAGGCCGATGCCGCAACGGTCGTCGTCTCACCGCCGCCGGTCGCCACGGATTTCAACGGCGTGAACTGGCACCGCCGCGAAGGGCTCGCCGAGATCTTTGTGCGCCGCCACAGCAACGACTGCCGTTACAGCGCGCGCCAGCGAAGCTGGTTCGTTCGCACCGATCAAGGCTGGCACCGGGACGATACGCTTGTCGTGTTCGACCGGGTGCGCGGCATTTGCCGTGAAGCCGCTGATCGCGCCCGGACAGAACAGGCACGGCGCTGGTTCGCCAGTGCCACGACGGTCGCGGCCGTGGAGCGGATCGCGCGTCTGCGCGCGGATGCGATGCCGGCCGGCGAGGGGAGCGCGCAGTGACGCATCCGTCTCTGGACTTCAACGATGTTCCGCAGGTCGCCGCGCCACGCGACGGTCGGGACGAGATCCGCGCGCAACTGCTCGATCGTCTGGAATCGGTGCTGACCGCGCTGTTCCCCGCCGGCAGAAAGCGGCAGGGCAAGTTCCTGATCGGCGACGTGCTCGGCAGTCCCGGCGACAGCCTGGAGGTGGTGCTCACCGGCGAGAAGGCGGGTCTGTGGACCGACCGCGCCAACAATACCGGCGGCGACATCTTCGACCTGATCGCGGCGCACTTCCGGATCGATGCACACGCCGAGTTTCCGCGCGTGCTGGACGAGGCGGGTCGCTTGCTCGGACGTGCGTCCGCGATGCCGATCGCGAAACCGAAAAAATCGCCGCCGATCGACGACCTCGGCCCGGCGACCGCGAAGTGGGATTACCTCGACGCCGACGGCCAGTTGATTGCGGTGGTGTACCGCTACGACCCACTGGGCGGCAAGAAGGAGTTCCGGCCGTGGGACGCCAAGCGCCGCAAGATGGCGCCGCCGGAGCCGCGGCCGTTGTACCACCAGTCCGGGATCGCGACCGCGGACACCGTCGTCCTGGTCGAGGGCGAGAAGTGCGCGCAGGCGCTGATCGACGCCGGCATCGTCGCGACCACCGCGATGCATGGGGCGAACGCGCCGGTCGACAAGACCGATTGGTCGCCGCTGGCCGGCAGGACGGTCGTCCTCTGGCCCGACAAGGACAAGCCCGGCTGGGAGTACGCCGAGTGCGCCGCACAGGCGATTCTGGCCGCGGGCGCGCATGGATGCCGGATTCTCTATCCGCCGGAAGACAAACCCGAAGGCTGGGATGCGGCCGATGCGATCGCCGACGGTTTCGATGTCGCTGGATTTCTGGTCGCCGGCCCATGCACGCCTGTCCGTTATGCGGGCGATCTTCTGGCGACGCAGACCGCGCAGGCGGGCGATCCTGTGGCCGGGCACGGCCTGTTCGAGGATCTGGACTGGACCTCGGAAGCCGGATTGGCGCGGGCGTTCACCCGGCGCAACGGCCAGGACTGGCGCTACTGCGCACCGTGGGGCAAGTGGCTGGCCTGGACAGGCACGCGGTGGAACGCCGACCAGCGCCTGTACGTCATGCACCTGGCGCGCGAAATGTGCTGCGCGGCGGCGCTGATGTCGAAGTCGCCGCCGTTGAGTCGCCGGCTGGCCAGCGCCGCCTCGATCGCCGCGGTCGAGCGGATCGCACGATCGGAGCCCGAACTCAGTTCGATCCCGGACGAGTGGGATGCGAACCTCTGGGCACTGAATACGCCGGGCGGGGTCGTCGATCTGCGCAACGGCCGATTGGCGGCGCATCGGCGCGAGGATGCGATGACCCGAATCGCCACGGCGACGCCGCGCGGCGACTGCGCCCGCTGGCGCGCGTTCCTTGGCGATGTGACCGGCGGCGACGCGGAGTTGCAGGCGTACCTGCAGCGGATGGCCGGCTACTGCCTCACCGGGGCGACCAGCGCGCACGCGCTGTTCTTCCTGTACGGCACCGGCGCGAACGGCAAGTCGGTGTTCGTGACCGCACTGGCGACGATCCTTGGCGACTACGCGACCAACGCGCCGATGGATACGTTCATGGAAGCGCGCGGCGATCGCCACCCGACCGATCTGGCCGGACTGCGCGGCGCGCGCTTCGTCGCCTCGGTCGAAACCGAACAGGGCCGGCGCTGGAACGAGTCGAAGGTCAAGGCGATTACCGGCGGCGACAAGGTCTCAGCGCGCTTCATGCGGCAGGATTTCTTCGAGTACACCCCGCAGTTCAAGTTGGTCATCGCGGGCAATCACAAACCGGCCATCCGCAACGTCGACGAAGCGATGAAGCGGCGCATGCACCTGATCCCGTTCACGGTGACAATCCCGCCCGAGCGCCGCGATCCGAAGCTCACCGAGAAGCTGCTCGCCGAGCGCGACGGCATCCTCGCCTGGGCGCTGGCCGGCTGTCTGCAGTGGCAACGCAGAGGCCTGCAGCCACCCGCGAGCGTGCTCTCGGCGACTGAGGAGTACTTCGAGGCCGAGGATGCGCTGGGGCGGTGGATCGACGAGCGGTGCGTCCGCGACGCGAACGCCAAGGCGTTGACCGGCGAGTTGTTCAACGACTGGAAGGCCTGGGCCGAAGCGGCGGGCGAGTTCGTCGGCTCGCAGCGTCGGTTCTCCGACCAGATGGTCGCCCGCGGTATCGAGAAATGGCGTAACCCGTTGGGTGTCCGCGGCTTCCAGGGCATCGGCTTGAAGGTCGCGCCAAAGGTTGGATTCACGCCCTACGCCGACTTCGACTAACACGCCTGACACAGCCGACACGGCTCATGATTTACGCCCATACCCGCGCGCGTAAGAGGTTAACCATGAACTGAGTCGGCTGTGTCAGACCTGATCCCCCACAGGACTCCGGAATGACCAGAACCCTTCTCGCGCTCGACCTCGGCACCACCACGGGCTGGGCACTGCGCACCCCCGATCGCCGCATCGTGAGCGGCTCCCAATCGTTCAAACCGCAACGCTTCGAGGGCGGCGGCATGCGCTTCCTGCGCTTCGTCCGCTGGCTGGATGAACTGCAGACGCTCTCGGGCGGAATGCAGCAGCTCGCGTTCGAGGAAGTGCGCCGGCACGCATCCACCGACGCCGCACACGCCTACGGCGGCTTCCTCGGTCAGCTTTCGGCCTGGTGCGAGCAACGCCAGATCCCGTACCAGGGCGTGCCTGTCGGCACGATCAAGAAGCACGCGACCGGCAAGGGCAACGCGAACAAGGACGCGATGCTCGCCGCGGTGCGGGGCTGGGGCTACGCGCCCGTCGACGACAACGAAGCGGATGCGCTCGCGCTGCTGCACTGGGCCATCGCGCAGGAGCGTTCGGCATGACCGTGTGGACGTTCGACGAAGTCGAGCACCGCTTCCACGAAGCCGCAGCGACGTCTTACCGGTTGCCCGCCGCGCGCGTGGCAGGCTACGTCAGCCTGTGGCCCGAGATCGCGCGCCAGTCGTGGGAGGGCTACGCGGACGAGCGGATCGTGCTGCGCTTCCCAGCCACACCTGCGGCCGTCGATCGCCTGGCCGAGACCACGCAGTGGCTGCAGTGGCTGAGCGTGGAGCAGCGCAAGCTGGTGTGGGCGCGCGCCCGCTACGTGCCGTGGCGTGCGATCTGCGAGGCGCAGCACTGCTCCAAGCCCACCGCGTGGCGGCGTTGGCGGCACGCGCTCACATTGATCGTGGTGCAGCTCAACGGCCAGCCACCACGCATCGTGGAGGCGATTACGCAGCATGACGCGACGTGA